AGGAGGGAAACAGAAGATGGAAGATCTGAAGTAGTTTCACATCGAGTTACAGATGCTGCTACTGTAAATACATTTAAGAATACCCCTATAGATGAGATAGAACAAATACGTTCTAAGCCAAAATCGGTAAAGAGTAGAGAAGCAGGAACTGCACTTCATGCTACCGGTCAAAAGCTAATGGAGTTATTTGCTTCTAAAATGGACGGAGTAAATTTAGTAGACCTACTTGATGAAGGAAATACTCCAAGAACAGTAAGTAGCAGAGCAGAGATACTTAAAGAGTCTGGACTTACAGAGCCTATGTTTCAAAAGTTTGAGGCTCATGTAAAGTCTTTACTTGATGACATAGTTAAAGTACAGAAAGAAATAAATGATAGTGAGAGTGTAGACCTTATGACAGAGGTAAGGCTATTTGATCCTACTACAGATACAGCCGGTACTGTAGACATTCTATTCTTATTTTCCGATAATACTGCAGCTATATACGACTATAAGTTCATGAGTCCTAGTACAGAGTCTGCAATTGTAGAACTTGAAAAAGGTGCCCCTAAACTTGTAGCTCTTCCTTACACTGAAAAGAAGCTAGAAAACTTTGATTCTCAGATAGCTTTCTACTCTAAAGTTTTAAGAGATCAGTATGGCGTTGCAGATATAAAAAGATCTAGAATAATTCCAGCTCACATAGATTTTAAGTGGGTAAAAGGTACACCTAATGAGATAAGTACCTTTAATATAGGTGAAGAAGATAACGCATTCCTTAGACATCGAGCAGTTACAGAGGAACTTTCTGACTATGAAGATGTGAATAGAAAGCTGCAAGACATATATAAAAGAATTGAAAAGCTTAAAGGTAAAAGAGGAACTAAAGCTATATCTGAAAGAATGTTCTTACAGGAAACTGCTCAAGAACTTCTTATGCAAGGAAACTTTGCAAACGTATTGTTGACAATAAATGATACAGTAGATACTATAAATAAGAATATAGACATTAATGATAAGACCAACATTAACTATATCACCTTTAATGAGCTTATGCATTATAGAGATGTCTTATCTATATTCCAAGATATTGAAGATGCCACTATAAGAATGCGTAATGATCTTCAGAGTTCTAAAAAGAATGTAGAAGAAATAGAAGATAATATCAAGTCTATGGACTCCATTGTATCAAATGCTATGGAGACATTGAATGCAAAGCTTAAAGAAAGATTTGATGTAGAGTCTAGACTTCAAACTGACTACAGTGGAACTGAAACTGGAACATTTGATAACCTTAGACGAATGGATCTCATTGATAATCCTTGGTTTAAGGAAGCTAAAAATCTTATCAATGTAGCTGATCGTAAAACATTTTTAGATACAGAGACCCTTAGACAGAAATGGGTAGCTCTTGAAAATAGTATTAATGAGTGGGGAAATGGTGACTCATCTTTAGCATATAACAGACTAATAAAGGATACAGGAAAGCAACTTTTCCTTGTACCTATGTTTAAGTCTGAGTTTAGGGAGGAGGTAGCTGAAAAGATAACAGATAAAGAAAATACTGTAAAGAATGTAGCCTGGATGAAAGAAAGATTCCAGATAAAAGAAGGCGCTAAAGAAAAATATGATGAGCTTTTAAGAGCTAAAATAAAAGACTTAAAAGTAACTGCTACAAATAAAGAATCTTATAATGCAAGTTTGAAGAGGTTTAAAAATCAGTATGATGTTTTCTCAAACGATAATGCTTGGCTATCAAGAAGCTACTTTAGATTCTTAGAACTTAAACCTGAATACGCAGAAAAAGTATGGAGTGATGAATATGCTTTCTTAAATGAGAAAGGAAATGAACCTTTACTCAATTATTATAATGAATGGAAAGCTCAGATACGAGAGTTTAAAGATATCCTAGAGATTGAGCATGACATCAAGTTATCTGAAAACATGATTCCATCTTTGAGAGCAGGGCTAGTAGAAAAAATTGCTATTGGAGAAGTATCTAAAGACCTTGTAACTGATTGGGTGTCAAGAGGATTTGTAATAAAAGAAGATGAGGATGATAGATCAGGGGGAACAAAAGAGAATACTGTTCCATTACCGGGAGTACGACCTTTAGTAAACACAAAAGGTGAGGTGGTATCTGATCTTGTGTCGAAGGATTTGACACGTTCTATGTATCTATTTGGATCTGGAGTATATAACTACATCAATAAATCCAATATTGAATCTAGAATATTATATATGAGATCAAGACTTGCAGCAAGTCAAGAAATAGATATTTCAAAAGAAGGGCTTGCAGCAAGAAAGAAAAATGGGGCGTTCAGTAAAAAACCTGTTACGCCAGGTACTCTAAAACTCTTTGATGATTTTGTAGATATCTTTATATATGGTAGTACTTATACAGGAAAAGACTTTGAAATTTTCGGTGTAAACGGTAAGAAACTATCAGATACTTTAAACCAAGTTACAACTATAAACACCATATCTTTTCCTGTACGTCTAGCTACTGCAGCAAGACTTGCTGGAGCTGCAGGAACAGTTATAGAAGCTGCTGGAGGCAAGTATTACAGTTTTGAAAATCTTGGACAGGCCGGACAGTTATTCCTAAAAGATAAAGACACTTACATGGCTATAGCAGATTACTTCGATCTGCATGCTGAAGAGCATACTGAGCACAAAGAAAGAAGACTAAGATCCAAATTTCTTAATAAGTGGTTAGATATGAGCTTCCTATTTGAACCTTTAGGATTATTTGATAGACAGATAGATAGAAATATAGGTATAGCTATGCTGTACAATAGTGGCCTTGATTCTAAAGGAGAGCTAAAAAGACTGTCACAGTTACCTGAAGGAACTCCAAATATTATAGACTCTCTTAAAGGTAAAATAGTAAAAGATGCAGAAGGAAGAATGTCTATAGCTCCAGGAGCACTACCTATTCAAACTGAAGTTGATGTTCAACAAAGAGCTAAAAGACTTACAGCTAGAGTAAAAGGAGCTCAAGGAAGTGATGATATGGTTGTAGCAAGAACTACTATTCTTGGCTCTCTTGTAGGAAAATTCAAATGGTTTGCACCTGCAATATTAGATGCGCACTTCAGTAATACAAGATTTGACATTTACTTAGATTCTTCTACAGAAGGAAGGATCAGAGGGTTCTTAAAATCTATTAAAGTACCTAAAGATGAGATAGACGAAAGAGTAGGATTCATGAAGATGGGTTTGAACTTTGTTCAAGGAATGAAGAACGCTCTTGCCCAACTTACAATGCTAGATGATTATGTAGTATCAAATCAAAGAAGACAGAAGCTTATAGCTAAAGGAAAGTTTGGGCCTAAAGAAAAAGCTAAGTTTGAAGAAAGAAGGCGTCTACTTAACATAGAGTTTGAGCATGAAAAAAATATGTCTGACGATAAAGCATTTAAAAACATAGACTTTGAATCCTATGTAGAAATGCGTCAATCTTCAGTTAAACAATCTATTGCCGAATTACAAGTAGTAGGAACTCTTCTTCTTATATACAGTCTACTATCTATGGAAGGAGATGATGACCGTAAACTTTACAGTAGAAACTTTGCAACAAGAAAGTTTATGGACATACTAAGTAGAGTATTACTAGAGACAAGTTTCTCTATCAACCCTATGGAATTTGAGAAGTTTAACAAATCTCTTATTCCTGCAATGTCTTTAGTTACAAGGCTAGGGAGAATACTTTCAAACGGAATCAAAGAGACAGCAGAGCTTGCAGGATTACGCCCGGAAGATAGAAGAGATAAAACTCCACTGTTTCACTACACTGCTAGATCTCTTCCTGGAGGAAATCAGTTTGCAAGAGTGTTTGAAATATCTGAAACTGACGTGTATAAGAATTAAAAGTAGGGGGATTGCTCCCCCTAACTTTACCACCAGGAAGTATAGTATACCTTCCTTTTATTCTCTATAGCTTCTAAAGCACGGTCTATAGCTTCAAGAGTTTCCTTTCTATAGTACTCATTAGCACCTTGAGGATCACCGTGAAAGAACCCACCACCGATAGGTAATGCATTCTTATCTGTAACATCTTTAAGTTCTAACAGATCTTCTCTTGTAAGCTGCAGTTTATTACAGTTAAAAGATTTACCCTCTATACCGTACGTTCCAGTACCTCCTTTCTCAAAGTACAGGTCAGACATCCATCTTTCTAAGTTTGGATGTTTTCTCCAGTAGTGTATATCCTCATTGGTTTTCTGATCATGAGAAAAATCTACTTCTTTTCTATTCTTTCCTTTGTAAGAAAACATATATGCATCTAATCCCATAATTACATAAATTTTATCATTGTTACTATTAACATTACACTTACAATATTCATCATAAAGAATACTGGAAACCCATACTTCTTTAATTTAAGAGTATTACGAAGCGTAAGTCTGCGTTTTTGAAATTTTTTCATTAGAATATATATCTAATTGTGTTCCAAGGAATAGTAGATTCATGCAATTCCTTGAACCGGTTAATATACTTTGACTTAAGTCCTAACTTATAACGTAGGTTTTTACCTCCATACTGAGATGTTTTAACCTCTTGTATACCTGACACCCATAGATGTTTCTCTACGGCAGGTTTATTCTTAAGATTGTCTAGGTGTCTACCCTCATTATGTGTAAGGAATATAACCTCCGCTAATACTTGATCCTTGTAATCTACATAGTCATCAAGCATTTGAAATAATTCTTTGTAGTCTTTGTGCCAGCCTTTGTAAAGTATCACAGGACTGAAGTTTACATGAACATCATAACCACTATCTATAAAAGCATCAATGGCTTTTATTCTATCTATTATTTTACTGGTGTTAGGTTCGTGTATGTCAGACATGCATTGGGGCATCAGACTGAATCTGATACGTACTTTGCCGCCTGGATCAAAGTCTACAAGATTTGGATTCACATACTTAGTAGCAAATGAACCCATAGCAATTGGATGTTCTTTGAAAAACTGAAATATCTTCTTCCACTCATGATGTTTAGCATGCAATGCAAAGTCTTCGTTACACGAGATATCATAAGTAACATAATCTGGATGGGTCTGGTTAGGCTTTTGAACATCTGCAAAGTATGCATGACTGTTCATAGCTGTAAGAATATCTTCTGTGTTTGTAGCTATTGTAAGACCCGTAGGTTTACTACGTTTCATGTAGCAATAACTGCAATCATAAAGACACCCATGACCAAAGGAAGGGGAGATATAATCAGTAGAACGTCCTGATGGTCTGATGACCATACTTTTACGTTTTACTTTATCAATCATCTTCTTTGTTTTTGTTTAGGTTTTTCCAAAAGTCATTATGTGCATCAAGTCCACTCTGTATAAATCTACTCCTAACAATAGAAGGAGATTTATTCCATTTGTGAATCAATTCACCTAAAAGTAAATCTTGTTCTTCCTGAGTAAGTTCACTTTCTTTTCTTGTAAAAACTTTCCCATCTTTTACAAACTCATATGTAGTTTCACTCATCTTCTTTGTTTTGGTTTATTTTTTTCTTTTCTTCTTCAATCTCTTCTGAAGTTAGAGGTCTACACCCTAATACAGAATGTTCTATTGTACCTAAACCATCAATGTCTTCATAACCAATTATAGTTTTAATAGGTGTTTTAGAAAACCAAGGAATTAACCCTGTTTTTAGCATATCATTCATCATTTACTTCTTTATCCCAAATATTAGGTGTTTCCATAATTTATCTATTTAATCCGTTAAAAAACTAACCATACCCACATACGTTGTACGCAATAAAAATTACTACGATTCGCCTAACCAAATAATTTCTTCGTTCAATTCAATCCAATCTTCACCTGTAAGCACCCAATATAAAATAGGTATTACAATGGTTAGGCTAAGGCAAATAAATAGTATCATTAATGGCATTACTAAAAATAATCTTTTCAATGGTTTCATAAGTCGTAATTTTAAAAGCGTACAACATTGTATATAGTTAATACGCTATGATGGTAAGTACTTTAATTTAAACGTTTGTGCAAAGCGTACTAACCTTATACTTTGCCGTTGTAAAACATTAAAACGATTTCATAGTAAGCCGTTAGCTTTAATACTAACTATCTGCATTTAATTCGTGCTTTGCTATCTCTAAGCCTTTAACAACCTTATCCATTACCATATCTAAGTCAGTTCCATTAAACACTTGCCAACCTTCTTTTTTATCAAATATGGCTTGGTTGTTCTTAAAGTCCTCAGTCAAGCACTTTAGTATTTTCTTCTTAATTAAGTTTCGTTCTTTATTTGTCATATCTTTTTATTTATCCGTACTAAAAGCTAACAATATGTAACAGGCATTAAAACGACCTGTTACACTCAGCGTTAGCGGTAATTGCTTTTACTGCCATCAATACAACCTAAAGTGTAGGCTTTGTTCCATACGCTACCTATAAAGTCCATCAAGTCTTGCTCTGTATTATTAAACTTATCAATAAGTTCATTCAATTCTTTTACATCAAGTGATGGCAACATACCGCTAACAACAGGTATAGTTAATGCCTGTTCTTTGCTATTTTCTAAGTTCTGTTCTTTTTTCATTGTTGTATCTATTTTAAAAGTTTTGTGATTCTAATCAGGCACTAACCATACCCAAACCGTTGTGTGTAATAATTCTACTCGCTGCGTTGTAGTATTTCAACTTTTGATATTCGTTTATATCTATTATTAAGGTCAGTTAATTTTTCTATCTCAACAATTTTTGAGTGCTTGACCCAAACCCCATCAAGTAGCGGGTGTCCAGCGTCAACCCATTCCTTGTAGTGTACTAATACAGTTATCATATCTATTTTTTTTAGTGTTGGTTTTTCAAATCCGTAGAATTACATACCCACAACAAAACCTAAAACCTATTGAAAACAGGATTTTAGCCAGTTCCGTTGCAAACAATTAAAAATACTACCTATTAGTTATCACAAACCCATCGCTTTTTTTATTGAGGTCTGTCCATATCATATACTCTTTATCTTCAATCTTTATTCCTATCCCATAACAGTATTGTTTTCCGTCATTGCTTATTCTGCCTTGCTTAATCACTCTACGAACCAAAGTAACAGCTTCAAGGTCCGTTAATTCTGTTCTGTTGTCTATTATAAGTTTGTTCATTTTTCCCGTATTTTTAAAAGATTTACAACATCGTGTATATGGCATTAAAACGACACTACAACAATGTATATAAAAAATGCTTAGTAACAGGGTACTATTAAATATTCGCCTTCAAATTTTTGCTTTTTATTTCTCCAACCTATTGCACCTTTTAAAGTTGGTTTTTCAGCAACTTCTTTAAAGCAACTCTTTGTTATGTATCCACTATTATCACCTATTACAGGGTCAAAGTCGTTAAAGTATACTTGCTCTCGTGTAGCAAAAATTTTAAATTTCATTTTCGGTTCTTTCATAATTTTAGCTTTTAAAGTCGCACTTTTCATATACTAACCGTTGTACGCAATTAAAAAAGACATACAACTTTCATTTTTTTAAAAATATTACTCATCTCTGTTTTGGTTAGGCAGGTATCATAAAGTTGTGTTCTCGGAACTTATTCTGAAGCTTTAGGATATCATACTTAAGCTTTGCAATTTCATTATCCTTATCTTCTACTATAACCTCAAGCTTTCTGTAGTTTCTACCCATCTCAAGGAAATCTTCAAAGCTTGCATAGTTATCTCCTTTGTACTTTCTGACACACATATCATAAGTGTATCTGTACCGTGCATTTGAAGCATAAAGATTATCATGAGTCTTACGATAATGTATTGCTGTAGCATGATTCTTATTTATAGCTCTGGCAGCTCCGGATATAGAGTGAGATTCCTCCCTTGTAATAATATTTATAGCAATTCTTCTAGCATCTACAAGGAGTCTGTCTCTGTTAGTACCTAAAAAGGCCTCTTTGTCAACCTTTATAAATCCGCATACTGCGTCTATAATAGATTCAACAGTATAGTTAAGTTGTAATGTCTTGTTATCAATCATAGTGATTCAAGTAAATTGATTTCTGTAATAGTTTTGTGATAAGCTTTTTGCAGAGCTTCAAACTCTGTTTTAGCTCGGATATCCCATTTAGAATTTGGAGACACATCTACAAGTCTAGACATTTGATTGGTTATCTCATGTCTTCTCTGATAAAGATGTCGTAAAGCTATAGGAGTTTTAAAATTGTTCATACCTGTAAAAATTAAAGGGGATGCACTATGTACACCCCCTCTAATTCATTTACAGGTCGTACACATCAGGATCATATATTTCTTGATCCATATTAGGAATACTGTATAACTCAGCATCTTCAGGGAGATTTATATCCAATAGTTCTTCAAGCTCTTGTCTTCGTGATTCATCCTTAAAAAGGATATGGCTTATAGAACTGTCAAAATCCACCCCATGAAAATCAAGGATCTTAAGTTTGTAATCTTCAGTCATCTCAGAGTATCTACCCTCTAAAAACTTATTAAAATCCCCCTGATAATACTTAGGTACCTCAAACAGATAAAGAACTGTACTCTTTGTAGGATCTTCAGTCTTCATGTAGCACTTAAGCCTTTGCATAGATTGCTCTAGATTAGTGAACATTTTAAGTCCGGAGAATCTGAAGAGAACTGCAATGACATTACTTACATCCTTAGTACCTACAAAACAGTTAAGAAGAAACTTATCATAGTAATAAGTATTCCTATTGCCTGGAAGCATAGGTAGTACAAACAGAGAGGCTTTAGTTCTGGATGCGATTATAAGATCATACACAGGCAGACCCATGATATCCCTACTTTCTATCCTGTTTATCCTATAAGGTAATTTACTAGAAGATATAGTGATCTTATCGCCTACTTTTATCCTACTCAATCCTGGGATATCAATAGATACTATCTTTCCATCTTCAGCTTTTTCTGCCTCTACCTCTAGAGTGTTTGTAACAGACACACTTAACGGATCCTTTATGGATACTACTGTATTTCTTGCTCCCATAGATCTAACGCATTTTGAATTTCCAACTCAGGAAGATCTATATTGTACTTAGACAGCTCAGAAGGATCTTTGAGCATATACACAAGATCTAAAGTCTCTTTAAATTTATCGATTTTATCCTTAACTTCAGTTTGATAGGATCTGTCCTGAGACTTTATTTTCTGTATATAAGACTGCAAAGCCCGTAAAGGGAAGTCTTCTTTCTTTACGTTATCTAAGATCTTGGTAGCTTTAGCTGCACCTATGCCAGGTATACCGGGGATTCCATCTACACTGTCACCAGATAAGGTCTGAAGCCATAGAAAATGCCATGCATCATCTTCAGATGTATCTATCCACTCCTGTTTACTGTAGTTGTAATGCTTACCAGGTATCTGCCGTATAACATCTTTGTCAGGACTGCAGATTATAAACTCCAAACCAAGTTCTTTCTCTTTCTGTTTGTATAATCCCATGCAATCATCTGCCTCTAGGCTATCTACCGTGCAGAAATTCCACTCTTGTTTAGCATAAGCTTTCAATCCTTGCAGTTCAGGAGGTGCGGTCTTACCTTTTCTATTGCCCTTATAAGGTTTGGTAATACCTATCTCTCTTCTAAACGTGTCATAAGGAGTGAGAAAAGCTACATACTGATGAGTTTCACACTTATCAAGAATGTCTATCATGAATGAATCCAGCTTGATCTTACATTCTTCAAACGTACTTTCAACCATGCAGTAATAGAGGAGACTATCGGCATCTATAAGACACACTCTATTTTCACTCTTATACTGTGGAGATTCAGGTTCCCATACATCGCTTACATGTTTTAATATTTCTAACATTATTCTTCGTTCACACTATTAATAAAAAAGGACCGAGCACAATTAAGTACCCGGTCCCTGCTGATCTCCAAACAACTTAAACTAAAGACTGTAGTCTTTTTAAGTCTGCTGTTTGCTTTTCCACTGCCTCAATATGAACTGAAACAGCTTCTTCTAACATGGCTTTCCATTGCTCATCAGTTGCTTTAGCATAAGTAGAACTGTGGTATATAGAACCATTAACACCTGCTAACGAACTATGTACAAAGTACTCCTTGCATCGGATGGCACCGTCCACATCATCTGGAACTGCACCTACATGCATAGGATCGATGAAGACATTGTGTATCTCACCGCTATACCATGCTATGTATTTTAATCCGCCTACATGAAGACCTGGAACACATGATCTATTGTCGTCAATGTCTACCATATCCCAACTGTCTAGTGCATGCTTGCAACCTACTTTAATGAAATGCCCATTAGAATCATATCCATTAGGTCCTTCACAACTGAAAGAATCTCCTCTATTACCCATTACAGAAGGTTCAAATAGTCTATCCTCTACATGTTCCGGCTTACCATCAGAGTCAATCTCACCTGTATCAGGGTTGAAAGTTCTTGCATAACGTAGAACTCTACGAGGTTCACCATCTTCATCTGCCTCATACTTATACTCGATCTCTCTAGAAACCTTGTAGCCATTGAGTAGACCCTCTTTAGTGATCTTCATTTGGTACATAGTAGCTCTTTCTTCAGCTGCTTCCTCTGTAAGACCATGCTCCTCCATAAACTCTTGCTTAAGTTTAGGGTGTACATACTTCATATTTACAAAGTTGAAGAACTTCTCACCAAAAGCAGCGCCTTTACCTTCCTTATTAAGGTTAGGATTACGCAAGAATCTTACCCACATACGTACAAGAGGCATGAAATCTATACCCTTATCCTGAGAATAGATGATTCTATCCACCAATGCTTGAGGCATAGCAATATCTGATGTCTGATCATTGTAGTGTAGAAAGAACTCTTTGGACATAGGATCTACTTTGATGTATTCACACTCTGTTTCTATAACAGACCCTATATACTCCTTAGAATTAAGGATTAGCTGTTCGCCTTCTGCGATAATACTATTATATTCATCTATGGTTTCAGCATTTTCAGCTGCATCAGCCAAAGATTCCATAGTATCGTAAATAGCTTGAACGAAAGGCATTGAAAACGGAGTCTCACCGCATGAACCAACTATTTGGTCATCAATAACATTAATTGTTATCATTTGTAACAGTTTTATAAATTAAAGATACGTAAATTACTTTTATTGTAATAATGCTAAGGCATGTTTTATAAGAGCCTCTTTATCCCACTCCCACTGATCCCTGTCATAGAGTTTAATATACTTCTTGATCTCATCTGCAGTATCATTATGCATAAGAGAATGACAAGGCATATGACTAAGTACAGGATCAAGTACTGAAGCATAAGACTTAAGTTCTTCAAACAGACTTAGCATATCAAGGTCAGCTACATTAGCTCCAACGATATCGGTAAAGACAAAAGTTTCAAAGCTCTTCTGAGCTATCTTCTTATCTCTATCCTCATCTTCAGAGTCCAGGCTTGCACAATACAGTTGGAACTTATACAGCTCGTCCAGTCTATCCCAAATAGGATTCTTATTATTTTGACTGATTGCCCAAAAGTATTGGCTATACTTATCAAGATAGTCCCTAAGAGTCTTTGCTTTACTTGATATCTTACTGTCAATACGGTTAAAAGACCTAAGATAATTGTCAAAGAAAGGCCAAACATCCCCTATCCTACGAATAGTATAAGCTGTCCGTACAGATGGATGTGTCTCGATAGTATTATGACTTGTTCTAAAGAAGAAGAAATTATCTATATGAGACAAAGCATTTGCTTTTTCTATCCTCTTTATAGCAGAGCTACTAAGTCTGATCAATTGAGGATAGTTGTCATCTTCTACATACGGCTTCTCCCTATCTCTGCACCAAGAATTATAATGCACAGAAGGACTAAGAGTAAACAAAGCTCTAGGAACTTCACCCCAAAAAGCATAGTTATTAAGAGGGGGTGCAGAAGGATAGAGTATACCTGCTGCCATGACAAGCGTCTCTTCATCCTCTTTACCACCATAATACACTTCCTTTTCTGTAGTTATAAGATCCTTACCTCTTGGCTCTACCTTATCCCACGTCCATGTCTTACGAGAAACACTTCTATGAGCATCAGGATCATACCTTAGAGTAAAACCTACCTCTTTGTTCTCAAGAGCACGTTGCTCTGCAGGAGTAAGTGCGTCCTCTTTAAGCTCAATATCCTTAGCCTTCTCAAAGAAATCTGCAGGTACTTCTACTTCATCGTAAGAGTTTACTTTAGAATCACTTTCAATAAGTTTTTCCAAAGCATAGTACTTACTTTTCTGCACCTCAATAAGATCAGATAAACTCTCTTCAAGCTCTTTTATAGAATCGTCTTTAGACTCTTTGTCCACCCATCCTTTAAAAATGATAGATATAAAACTACCTTTATCTAAACCTTTACAGATGTAAAGATCTTTAACCTGATTGTAGTTATTATCCTTAATATAGATGGACTCAAAGTTGAAAGATTGCCACGAGGTTACATCCTCTCTCTTTATCTTACCCCTGTAGTCTACAGTAACTTTTTCAACTTTGATCCTATTACCAAAGAAGTTACTTACAGGTAAGAACTTAAGATCAGAATTACCAGGGAACTCTGGAGACAGATCATCATTATTAATGATGTTAGACATCCTATTGATGATATCATCAGAGTTGTTTCTATGGAAGATCTTAGTACACTGCTCAAGCCAGTCAAAGATCTCAGTTGAGTTCTGTAGCTTTTCTTCTACGATCTGAGATGCCTCTTCTGTAGCCTTATTTATAACGGATAGGATATATGCCTTTGTAGCATCATTCCAGATGACTTTCTCACGAGATGGAGTAACACTTACACCCTCTTGTATGACTATCTCTTTACCTGTCTCATCACGATAAGTCTGACGCATAGGACACTTAAAACCTATAGATCCATACATATCCTGCAACTCCAACTCACGGAAATCTACATAGCCATAGTTGATACCTGACTCATCAGATGGATCTTTCACAATAACGATGTGAGGCCTGTTGAACACAGTACCATTACTGATGATCAAAGATTCAGAGTTGTATACTACTTCAGCTTTAGTAGAATTACTTCTGTAAGTGAACTCTCTTCCGTCCTCTTCTATCTCTTTAACAGTAAAATTTACACCGTCAATATAGATCAACTGCTGGTCTACAGCATCACGAAAAGAATACCGGTTATGTTTCTTAACCCCGAAACTTACCTTGGTATTGTTCTTCTCATCTGTCTTCTCATAGTATACTTTAGTACCATCACTGAATGTTATAAAGTCATTCATAGTACCATCTTTAGCAAACTTAGAGATGACAAACTCAGTACGATAAGGATAGCAGGCACACTTGAATCTTCTACCATTATGTACAGTTTCCACTGTATACATAGCAACACCTGTAGAGAATGCAACCTTTGCACCCAAACCGAAAGCACCAAAGCCCTCTGAGGTATTACGCTTAGTAGAATAGCCCAGACTAAGTACACCTTCGAGTCTTTTATCTCCAAGACCTACACCGAAATCCTGAACAATGAATGTGTCACAGAATCCTGTACCTTCTTCCTGTATGTATGTGAGTTCAACTGTGTTGTTCTCAGTATCAAGGTGCTTCAGATCATAGTATGTAGGATCAAAATTGCTATCCTCATACTGATCTCCATGCCTCTCGATATAATAGTCCTCAACCTTGGCTTTGCCTGTGAGGATCTCAATAGCTACTTCTTTCTCCCGTTGCGAATCCCACGCATTTGTGGTCAACTCACGAACAGTAGACTGAATAGGAGTAGAATATTGAGTCTGCTGTAAGATGTCATACACAAGCTTTTCAGCTCCTGCATCAATCTTCTTTTCGACACCTTTAGTTCCAGTGTCTTGCCGATCAATAGTTTTTATACTCATTTAAAACAATCTTTCTTTAACATGATTAATAATTTCATTTGTCTTATCACTGATAAAATATTTAGGGTAAGGTATCACACGTTCATAAGCACGAGATTTTATATACCTCAATCGAACAGTATGTTCTTCTTTAGGTACCTCGTACTGACCTTCTTGCACAGGTATCCAATCCACCTCATAAGGTAAATTTTCTACTATATCTGTTTTAAATGGATGACTGCCATTAGGCTGCCAACTCCAGACCTTGCAATCGCCTTTACGTACTCTGTGAATTATACCCGGCTGTATGCCGTTGTAGTATGATAGACCTATAAGGTCCCCTCTTTCTAAAGATCTTAACCAGTTTAAGTGCTGGTCACTGTGTATCATAACTTTAGTATTTCCTGTATACAGATATCTACTTGTAATTTGTTAGTAGGCATGAATAGAACTGTAGGCTTACCTGTAGAAGCTATGTATCTCTTAAACAGTTTCCACCGCATAGGAAAAGATTCATTAGCTCTACCTTTTGTTTCTATAACCCAGTTCATATCAGGACAGGTAAAGTCAGGTGTGTATGTTATAGACCTTATAGCATTTTGCACAGGTGCAAACTTCTTATATCTGAACTCCCAAGATTGTGATATAGGTTTAAACCCTTCTACGAGAGTAAATTTATCCTCTTCGTACTTAAATTTTATCTTGGCTTTCTTAAGCTCTTTATAAGCATGCGCCTCAAGTCTTGACTTGAACTTGATACCATCTATAACTGTAGCCTTACTCTTTATAAGACTTACACCTTTTCGTCTACCTTTTCTTTTAGTTGCCATTTGATCAGAGATATTGCCTTTATTGGACCATGTATCTGCATAACATCTGAGATATCTTTAGCTCCTAACTCAGTAGGGATGCAGATATTCTCAAGACCGTATTCTTTACAGATAGATTTAGCCATGGTCTGACCGGGATTGTTGTCCTTAGTATAATCGTTGTCGTACAGCACCTTTACTTGATCAAACTTCCTCTTAAGGAAAGCAATAAGCTTCTTAGGAGGCATCATGGATTCGCTCTGCAGGGCTACCGCAGAGATTCCAAGCTCGTAAAGACACATGACATCCTTCAATGATGATGCTAAAATACATAGATCTCCAAATACCGGTAACATAGTGATACCCTGTACATGATTCATCTGCATATTACCGAACCATTTACCGTCCTGTTTCAATGGAGAGTATAACTTATACTTCCCAGGATGTTCACAGTATGCATATGCTACTATGTGTGCAGGATATCTCGTCCCATTTATCCAGTAGTGTGTGATAGGCTGTACTTTAAACTCTTGTAAGGTTTCTTTACTGATACAGTAATCCTCCCAATAGAGTCTATCATACATATTAAAGTCACGACTCTTTACCTGTATTATACAAGGTATCTTCTTAAACGTCTTTGCACCATAGGTCTTACCTATTTTCCCCAAAGAACTGATATTATTTTTACCTGCAAGACCAAGATTGAAATCATGATCAATGGTCAAAAGCGCATCTCTAAAAGACAGGTTATACTTGTATTGCACATACCCTATACTGTCGAATCTATGTTCCCGGTAACCGTAATCGATATACCGTAACCTATCATTCTTTGCAGTTATATGTGCACTGGGTACAGGATCCTCCCGTAACTCACTACTGAACTTTTTACCTACTTGTTTAAATGGTGGACAGTAGAATCTGAATAGATCATAATCTGTTATCTTACTTAGAATGTTATCCACCGATAGCACTACATTACTCTCTCTTGCATCTACACCCATACGTAAAATAAAAGAGGGGAAAGATACATCTTGTATCCTTCCCCTCGGTTAATAATCGGATTCTACTTAGAACGGAAGCTCATCTCCATCGTCCTCTGCTACACCTGCAGGTTCAGCTAACCAATCAGAATCTTCTGATATCTCTGTGGTTTTAGCTACCGGATCTGGTGTAAGAACGCCTGTAGTATGCTCTTGCCACTCGATACTGTACTCGCCTTTAACCTGACCGTAATCCTGGTTCATAGCTTTCAAGAACAGATCATTTCTCTGTGGTACAAGTCTACCGAAGTGACGAGTATAAACTCCCTGATACTTACCATCACGTACAAATACAAGAACTCGTAGCTTGTTATTTGCAAGTACTTTGATAAGCTCCTTAAGCTCTGTCATATCACCAGCCTCGATCTTATCAAGGGTATCAAGCTGAACTTCGTCACCAGGAGCAACGTTAGCCCATACCTTTACAAACTCTGTAAGAGTATCAGCACCACGTGCAATCTTGTAACAAGTCTCAGGAGCTTTGAACCAATCCATAAGAGATGAAGTATCTACAGTACCATCTGCATTCTCTTCAGCCCAGGTCTCTTGACCCTGATTGTTAAGCCACTTGTACTTACCTGTCTTAGACTTCCATGGTCCAGGAGTGATAAGTATCTCCATAGGTACAGTTATATCCTCATTCTTAAGCCAGAATACAACTTTCTGCACCTCTCCGTTACCGAAATCTACAGTATAGTTAGGCTCAGATTGATACATAATACCCATCTCATGCAGCTCATCCAATGTAGGATTTACTGCAATTACGCTCATAGCGGTAATACCTGTATACAGTTTATTACCTCCTCCTGAGACTTCTTGTTCTGAACTATTAGATTTAATTGCCATTGTTATTAAATATTTGATTGGTTATTGTTCTCACTATTAATTATTTCTACATATCCATTACTCTGAGTGGATGGATCAAACTGATGTTCTCCTTCTGTTCCAGGAATACCGTACTTAGGCTCTTCTTCTTCTGTTACTTGAGGGGTTGAAACAGTTTGTACAGGGGTAGCAGTTGTACCTTTAAATGAAAATGGTAACACCTTTCTTCTTGCAGGCTTCTTACCTCGTAAAGCAGGATCTTTGAACATCTCATCTACCATCCACTTCTCAAATGGTCTAACATTTCCGTTCTCATCACGATAAGCGAACTTCTTTTGCATCTGAGTCTTATTCACACCATTTGCAAGCTCGTTAAGAATCATGTCTACTGTTACCTCTGTTACTACTGTGCAGTTAGATAGGTCTGTTCTCTCAGTTGTTTCAGGGTTCTGAGAATCCCTCATTTCAATACTCATAGTTTATAAAAAATTAAATGGTTACGTATTAATCAATAAAAATCTTATCCCACTCAAACGGGATAGTGCTGTTTTTTAGATGTGTACAGCGTGAGTTTGCCTCTATACCATCCTTAGAAGAGAAAGAAATCATAAGTTCCTCACCTTCCCAATACACATATCCAATAGCATCGGCTTTCTGTGCAGTTATGGTCTTCAGCTTACCTGTAAGATCAAGATCTTTGACAGCCACCTCTTTACCTTTCTTCTCAGCCATAGCATCCTTTACGTGTGCTACGAAAATTACATGAGGAGCAAGAGTAAGGAGAATGTTCATCCACTTCTTGAAACTATTACGCAGGTACAGATATCCTGCGCCTTTGGGTAGACCTAATACACTGTCCCATTGACTTTTCGGAAGTACCTTCATCTCCCCTGTCTTCGGATCTTGAACACGATTAAAATTCTTACCCATAGGTGTCTTCATATACATGGCGGTAGCATCCCACTCACACCATGCTTCAAGTTCTGTTACAGTATCTATAGCTACGTATTTATACTTGTGATCAGAAGCTTTGATAGCTTTTACAATATTCTGAAGGTCTGTCAAGCTGCTAGCCTGAACCTTCATAGCATCTATCTTATTCGTACCCTTCTCGAGGTCTATGATAAGACAGTCTTTCAACTTAGAAAGCATTGTTGTCTTACCTATCTTAGGTTTAGAATAGATGATAAGATTCTCTGGACTTTTTGTAGTCCCAGGTACCGGTGCAGTAGGTAATACTATTGCATTTGTGTTTGCCATTATTATTTAGATTTAGATTTACGTTCCGTAATTGTAAACTTTGCACCGTCAAAGTCATACGGGATCATACCCAGTATACCATCACGGTTCTTCTCAAGGTGCAGTGCAAGTAATCCTCTCGGATCCTCACCACAATACCTTGCTGTGATCCCATAGAGATCGTGCGGTCTTTGTATCATCATAACCACATGAGCATCCTGACCTATACTGTCACCACCGAACAGATCAGATAACATCGGCTGAAACTGATTCTTAGCCCTGTCATCTTTCTCTATGTTCCTGTTTAACTGTGACAACAATAGGTTTATAGTTCCCATGTTAGCCTGCATCCTCATACATCCTTTAGACAGATTGTTAAGCTTTTTCATTTCTATATCCTCATCACCAGGTACAAGTCTGGTATGGTCAATAAGATTAAGGATCTGTACGTCAGGATGCAGCATAGTGAATTTCTCACATGCTGATTCTATAAATGATACATCTTTAGGTTTATTCTGGAAGAATACAGGATACTTTACATACTTATGCACACTCTGCATAAATGATTGAAAGTCCTGCTCCCCTAAAGTCTTGTCAACTGAATAAAGATCTGACATCTGTTTTCCTGTGTCCTTAGATGCGCTACGCATTATCTGCTGATAACCTGGCATCTCGAAAGACCAATAGAATACAACCATCTTCTTATTCAGCTTCGCTGCGTTATCCATTAGGTCAAAGATCAGTTGGTTACTGAATGCTGACTTACCTGTACCTGGTCTACCTGCTATTATATACAGCTTACCCGGCTGCAAACCACCTAACAGGTGTCTGTTCAGTCTAGGCCAGTTAGTAGTGTAAACATTTCGTAACCCCTTCTTTGCTTTATCTACGACAGCTATAGATTGTCTTACTGCTGATCGTATATGTTGGAAACCTAACTTCTTTAATACCTCACTCGAGGACTCTTGTGTTTCTTTCGTCATCGCTATCGTCTGTGTTTTCATCCATATCTTCCCATCTTTCCCACATAGATTGATTCAACCATACATCAAGCGCATTGAGATACTGGAGATTATCTCTCTGGTGTGTCAATTGCACGTTCAATGCTTTGATTATCTTTCTATGTAATGATGGATCCTTCTTAAGAATACTCCTATACTTTGCTTTAGACTTGGCGTTTGCTTTAGCATCCGGATTAGCCGCATGTAAAATGCGATACTTACCTGCTACACCTACCTTCATAGGATACGTACCTATAAGCTCTGCAAACTGTCTATCAAAATCAGTTTCTATAAGGTCAATAAACTTAGTTCTTAATGCAACTTTATTATCCTCTAGAATTTTGACATACTCCATGTCCTGAAGCTTCTTGAGATCAATCCGTAATCGTATGCCTCTCGACACATAATCATCAAACTCACCTTTATGATGTAAGAGGAGAAAGATATACTCGTCAGGAGACAGCTTCAGCCCTATGATATGTTCAATATCAATATTCATACTATAATTTTAAATTGTTAGACTTGGCGTCGGAGAGACTATGAAGATAGCCAATTACTCCGAGATATGTTCCTGAATATCAGATAAAATCATAAGTTTTTCGTAAAGATCGATGTTACTACGAGACTCTTCTTCAAATCTATATTCTGACCTATGATCTATGTTGACATTCAGGTATCTTTTACCTATAAGAACAAGTTTAGAGTTATCTATACCATCTCTTCTATCAGATCTGTCTGAGACGTCCAAACTATGCTGCTTGGATTCGTTGTGCTTAGTGCGTTCTTCAGCCATTTTTCTTCTTGTGAATCTTTTACATATAATATTACCACACTACCTACCTTATCAGGATTATCCGGGTCTATACGTACAAGCCTCCCTACTCTTTGTATCATAGTAAGAGCTTTACTTGTAAGACCGCATATAAGACCTATCTGAGCATTAGGTATATCAAGCCCTTGGTTCAATGCCTTAGTACTACATAGTACCCTGGACTTACCTGACTTAAAATCACTTAATGCCGCATCTTTGACCTTCTTAGTCTTCTTAGAGTGATAAACAACAGATCCATCAATAGAATCGGCAAGAGAATCAGTGAAAGTATTATCACCACCAAACACCAGAATACGCCCATCAGTGCTATTAGCAAATAGTTGTGCGAGTTTGATCTTATTCTTTGCATGATCTACAATTGTTTTACGTTGACGAATAGCTCTATAGAATCCTAATGCTGCTTGCACCATCTCATTACCATACTTACCCTTATTTGCAAGTACGGTCTGAGCCATGTTAAAAGCATCAAATCCTAGCTTACCTTTCCAATAGCCAAAGTTTGCATTTACAGTCTTGTACTGAGATTTCTCTCCAACTGTAAGATCTATAGCTACACACTTTATTTTGTACGGAGCTATAAGACCTTTAGCTACACACTCATCTATAGTTATTTCATAGACAGGAGGCGCTATAGACTGTAGTCTTGCCCGGTATAAAGGATCCTCTGGGAGGGTAGCTGTAAGAAACATCTTTCTTTCAAACTTATCCGTGTTATACAATTCTATACAAGGATCTGTAAGGCCAAGATGTATCTCGTCACATACAAGTACAGAATACTTCTTAGGATCATTGATAAGCTTTTTAACAGATGCATAGCAATAAAACTTAACTCTATCTATGTACTTTTCTTGCTTTGTCTTTCGCATCTCCTCTTTAAAATTATCCTTAAGATGTTCAAAAGGAACAAGTACAATTGCGTCAAGCTCAGAATCATTCAATGCCTCTACAACTGCATACACACCCACTCTGGTCTTACCAAAGCCTGTACCTGCTATAATTGAGCCTACACGCCCACTTTTTACGTAGCTTTTAAAAGCTTTGGTCTGTTCTATATCTTTACTCATAGCTATTTATTTTTCCCAGCATTCTGAGATGTTAGTTTCTGCCTTTAACAAGCCGTTAGGTATAATCTTAATAGCTGCCTCCTCCATAAGATCAGTCATCTTTACTTTCCACTCCTCAGCATATTCTTTAGAGCATACAGTATCAATCTGATCATGCACTGTCATTACTATCTTAACAGGTGCATTGGTCTCACGTATAAAGTCCCGTATAAGTACAAGGGCAAGCTTGGTCATATCAGCTGACGCACCTTGAATAGGAGTATTCTTAGATGCTCTACCGATAGTACCGGTTATACCTCTAAGAGATGGCTCTGCACCTATACCCCTGAACCACTCAGAAAACCATCGTCTTCTGTTGTAAGGAGGATAAGTTCTAGCATACCCATACTTTACACCGAACTTCTCAAGCTTAGTAAGGAAGTTACCTATGTTAGGAAACACTTTGAAGTACTGTTTTATCAGTTCTTTAGCCTCACCGAGAGATGACTCAATAGTATCTGCAAGCTTATTAGGACCCATACCGTAAGCTAAACCGAAGTTTACTGTTTTAACTTTGTTCCTAAGAATCTTATGTTCAGGACATTCACATTTAGCTTTCCTGATAGGAAATTCTGTAGAACCAGTGCTCATATCCATAAACCCGAACTTTGCTGTTCCATGCTCTGTATGTGTTGTAAACTCAGAATAATAAGCACAACCCTCTTCTGCAGCATCCTCCCATTTCTTTCCATAGACAAGATTAGCACACACTGAGTGGAGGTCTTGACCTTTCTCAAGTGCTTCAAGCCATACTGGATCCTGTGATCCATA